CAGCCCAGCAGATTCTGCAACAACATCAGCAAGAAGCTCAACAGCAGAAAAACAAGCAGATGCAGGAAGACCCGCTCATCCAGTTGCAGCAGCAAGAACTCCAGCTTAAAGCCCAAGAGCAGCAACGCAAGGCGGCTAAAGATCAGGCAGATGTCATGCTCAAACAGGCTCAGTTACAAATTGAGCGTGAGCGGATCAATGCGCAGCAGGAGACTGAAGGTGTAAAGATTGCGATGAAGGCGCAAGCTGATAAACAGCAGCGAGATCACACGCATGAGCAGGCTGGCTTCTCAACAGGTATGGACATGCAGAAGCATCAGTTGATGTTAGCTAATCAAAGAGAAATTGCCCAGATGCAGACTGAACATAGGGCTAAACAACAGCAAAAACCTAAAAAGGATAGCTGATGTACCAAACTAAAAAAGCGCTGGATCTTTTAATCCAGCAAATTGATGCAAACATCAAACAAATCGAGGAAGACTTAGGAGCCAAATCTGCTAAGTCTTACGAGGAGTACTGCAATAAATGTGGGGTTATCACAGGTCTACTCACAGCTCGCAGAAACATTGCAGACCTGACAAAAAACATGGAGAACTCGGATGAGTGAAACACCAACGTTGGATTTAAGTCAAGCAGTCGATCTATCGGCCTTGATGTACAAGAAAGCAGAGGAGAAAGCTAAACAGCTACCAAAACCATCAGGCTACCGCATTCTTTGCGCAATTCCTGAGGCGGAGAAGCAGTTTGAAGAGAGCGAAATTGGTTTGGTGAAAGCAGACGAAACCATGCGCAACGAAGAGACCCTCACAACGGTCTTGTTTGTCGTTGAGCTTGGCCCAGACTGTTACAAAGATACAACAAAGTTCCCAACGGGACCTTGGTGTAAACAAGGCGACTTTGTTTTGGTCCGGCCCTACGCTGGTTCACGACTGGTCATCCACGGTAGAGAGTTCCGCATCATCAACGACGATACTGTAGAAGGTATTGTTGACGATCCACGCGGCATAAAACGCAAATAAGGAGCGCACATGCCTAAATTTAGCGATAGCTATAAGTTCCCCGATGAAGAAGATAAGGGTAAACCCGAAGATACCTTTGATATCTCTGTTGAGGGCGATGACGTAGATATTAATATCGACGTAAAAGACGATACTCCCCCTGAAGACCGGTTCGTAGAACCCCTTCCAAACAGTATTAAAGAAGACTTAGAGAAGGCTGACGACTCTGAGGATTACTCCCATAACGTAAAGCTTAAATTTAAGCAATACAAGAAGGCTTGGCACGACGAGCGTAGGGAGAAAGAGGCTGCAATACGTGAGCAACAAGAGTCTTTAGCCGTTGCACAGCGTATCCTTGACGAGAACCGTAAGCTTAAAAACGTCCTGCAATCAGGCGAAAAAGAGCTTATTTCTACATATCAGAACTCCGCTGAGATGGAAGTCGATAAGGCTAGCCGCAACTACAAAGAAGCCTACGATTCAGGTGATTCTGACAAGCTTTTAGAAGCTCAGCAGGAAATGATCCGTGCTCAGCTTAAGTTAGATAAAGCAAAAAATTTCAAACCTACTGTACAAAATGAAGAAAATGATGTACAAATCACACCACAGAGGTCTCAAAACCCTCAAATGGACCCGAAAGTTGCGTCATGGGTGTCAAAAAACCCATGGTTCGTTGATCAAAATAAACGATCTATGCGCAGATATGCTGAAGGTGTCCACGAGGATTTAGAGTCCAAATATGGTCGAGGCTACATTGGTACAGATGAGTACTATGCAGCGATAGATAAAGAAGTGCAACGCCGATTCCCAGAAGAATTTGGTGGAGCTTCAACTAACGATGAGGATGAAAGACCTCAACGTACAAAACCAAGCACGGTGGTCGCGCCAGCTAAAAGGAGTACTGCTCCTAAAAAAGTAGTTCTTTCTAAGACGCAGGTGGGCTTGGCAAAGAAATTTGGATTAACCAACGAGCAATATGCTCGTGAACTTATGAAATTGGAGGCCTAAATGGCTGAAAGCAGATTACAACGCGAGATTACAAATAGAACTACCCAAGAGCGCCCCAAGCAGTGGCAGCAGGCGGAACTTCTACCGGAGCCAGATAAGACTCCGGGCTACGCGTACAGATGGATTCGGGTCTCTACTTTGAACAATGCTGATCCTCGTAACCTCTCCGCTAAATTGCGCGAAGGTTGGGAGGTGGTAAGTGTAGAAGAGCAACCTAAATTTCAACTGCTAGTCGATCCCAATAGCCGTTTTAAAGACAGCATTGAGATTGGCGGATTGTTACTTTGCAAGACTCCTTCTGAGTTTGTTGAACAGCGAACGAAACACTTTGCTGATATGACACAAGCACAGGCGGATGCTGTAGATAACAATTTAATGCGTCAAAGCGATGCGCGGATGCCAATCTTCAATGAGCGGAAATCTTCGACCAGCTTTGGTAAAGGTACTTAAATTTTATAGGAGTCTTTTATGGCTTATCCCGTCGTCTCGGCCCCCTACGGCCTAAAGCCGATCAACCTGATCGGTGGTCAGGTATTTGCTGGTTCTACCCGCAATTTACCTATCCAGTATGGTTATGCCTCGAACATCTTTTATGGTGACTTGGTAAACATTGTTCGTGGTTCTGTTGTGAAAAACACTGATACTACTGACTCTACCGGCAACGGTATGGTTGGTGTTTTCTTAGGTTGTTCTTACACCAATCCTACGACCAAGCAATTGCAATTCGCTCAGTATTGGCCCACTGGCACTGCTGCTGGTGATGCACAAGCTATCGTTTGTGATGATCCTGACACAGTGTTTAAAGTGGTGATGTGCTCTGCAACCACAGTTATTGCCTCTGCTTCCACTGCCATGATTGGTCAAAACTTCGGTTTGATCCAAAACGCTGGTAATGTAAATACTGGTAATTCTGCTGTTGCCGCTCTGTATTCTTCATCTACTACTGGTGTTGATTTGGCTTTGCGTGTAGTTGGTTTGGTTGGTGAAACTGCTGTTCAAACTAGCGCAACTGGCTCATCTTCTTCGACTACTATTACATTAACTGGTTCTGGCTTGCCAAACGCGTTGGTGGTTGGTACAGAAGTTGGCTATATTGCCGCTAATGGTCAGTATGTTCAGTCTGGCTCGTACGTATCTGCCGCAGCAGCAGCAGGCGCTACAACAGTGACCATCAATTCTGCGATTGCAGTTCCCGGCAGTGTGACCGCTATCCCTAGCGCGTCTACTATTCTTTTCACCCAGTATCCAGAAATGAAAGTCAAATTAAACTTTGGCACTCATTCCTATTACACTGGCACAGCAGTCTAAGGAGCTAAATCATGGCTATTTCACGCGCACAACTACTTAAAGAACTGCTTCCAGGTCTTAACGCATTGTTTGGTTTAGAGTACGCTCGCTACGGCGAAGAGCACAAAGAACTGTACGAAACAGAAACTTCTGAGCGTTCATTCGAGGAAGAAACAAAGCTGTCTGGTTTCTCAGCTGCTCCTGTCAAAAACGAGGGTTCTGCCATCGCTTATGACAATGCACAAGAAGCATGGACTGCTCGTTACAACCACGAAACCATCGCTTTGGGCTTCAGCTTGACTGAAGAAGCTATCGAAGATAACTTGTATGACAGCTTGTCTGCTCGTTACACCAAAGGTTTGGCTCGCGCCATGGCTTACACCAAGCAAGTTAAAGCTGCTGCTGTTTTGAATAACGGCTTTAGCAATGCTTACGCTGGTGGTGACGGTGTTGCTCTGTTCTCCAGTGCACACCCCCTGGTCTCCGGTGGTACAAACAGCAACATCCCATCTACTCCTGCTGACTTGAATGAAACATCGTTGGAAAACGCTGTTATTCAGATCGCTGCTTGGACAGATGAGCGTGGCTTGCTGATTGCTGCTAAGCCCAACAAGTTGGTGGTTCCATCTGCATTACAGTTCACGGCAACTCGTTTGCTTGAGACTGAACTCCGCGTCGCTACTGCTGACAACGATATCAATGCATTGAAGAACAACGGTTCAATCCCCGGTGGTTACACAATTAACCACTTCTTGACCGACACCAATGCTTGGTTCTTGACTACAGACGTGCCTAACGGCATGAAGCACTTTGTTCGTACACCCCTGCAAAACAGCATGGATGGTGACTTCGATACAGGCAACGTGCGTTACAAGTCTCGTGAGCGTTACAGCTTCGGCTGGTCTGACCCTCTGGGCATGTACGGTTCCGCTGGAGCCTAATAAAAAAGAGGGCTTCGGCCCTCTTTTTTGTTGCATTTATTTTTAGTTGGTGTATAAATACGTTATTCCGGGGTTATCCGGTGCATTAGACAGTCCCGGCTGACGACATACAGACTAATGCACTCCACTTGTATGTAAGGACACATCATGGCAACCACCACGTTCTCCGGCCCAGTCGTATCTAACAACGGCTTTGATACGGGCACTTCAGCTTCCCCCCTTGCTGTAACTACAGCGCAAAACGTTAATGCTGCATTTGTTACAACATCTGCTACTACTGGCGATACACGTCTAAGCTACAACAAGCTGACCTTTACCTCTACAGGTTCTGGTGAAACTCTTCGTGCTTTCTCTGTTGTTACTGGCGCAGCCGCAGCTACTGCTGGCACCATCAACGGCGCTCACATTTCTTGCGAAATTGATGGTTCTGGCGCTAGTATTTCTGGTGCTGCAAACGCAATCCGCGCTACTTTAGGCGGCTCTGATGCTACCCCCGGCGGTACTTTGGCAGTGATTCAGTTGGACACCAACTACTCTGTTAACGCTACTTTGCCTGCTACAGCTTCGTTTATTCGCGTGACTGATAGCGGTGCAAACACTGGTGAGATTCCTTTGCTGATGAACATTGACACTGCCCCAGCCGCTACTTGCGCCCCAGCAGCAACCAGCGTGACTACTGTGTCTAAAGCAATCAAAATTATGATTGGCGGCACTGTGTATTACGTTCCAGCTTACGCTTCGTTTGCATAATGCAGATAACCAAGGAATTCTTGGAAACTGAGATTCGTGACCTTGAGACTGAAGCACAGAAGGCCCAAACCTTTTTGACTCAGGCTCAGGCCACAATCCAAGCGTACAAGATGCTCATAAACAGGCTAGAAGCCCCAGAACCGGAAACGGAGCAATCATTATGATGCAAACAGACGTAAGAGCAGCGCATTTAACTTCCGCTGGTTCTTTTATGACGGGACGCACACGCCTCAAAGGTATTGTTGTAAGTCCTAAAGTAAGCACAGCAGCAACGATTGAGATTCGTGACGGCGCTTCCGGCGCTGCGGTGCTATTTACAATGGATATTGCCAGCGTTACCGTTCCGGTAAACTTTAATATCACAGTACCCGGTGAAGGTATTTTGGCAACTACAGGACTTTACCTAACAACCAGCACAGGCACTGTTGTGGGTATTGAAGTGTTCTATGGCTAAGTCACCAGCATGGCAGAGGAAAGAAGGCAAGTCCGAGAAGGGCGGCTTGAACGACAAAGGTCGAGCCTCTGCCAAAGCGCAAGGCATGAACTTGAAACGTCCCCAGCCAGAAGGCGGCTCCCGGCGAGACTCTTTCTGTGCGAGGATGAGCGGAATGAAAAAGAAACTAACCTCCGCCAAGACCGCCAACGACCCAGATTCACGGATCAACAAAGCTCTTAGAGCATGGAATTGCTAACATGAACGACATTGAATTGACTGATCGTGAAGAGGCCATTGCCAGAAGAGCGGCAAAGTTAGCAATTGAAGAAATGTCTGGCGAGTTCTACAAAAAGGTTGGTAAGACTGTTGTAGAGAAAGCTTTGATCTGGATTGGCATGTTGGTTGTCGGTTTTGTGATTGGCAAAGGCTGGATCATTAAGGTTTGACATGCCAAGTACAAGCAAGAAACAACACAATTTCATGGCAGCGGTGGCTCACAATCCAGCGTTTGCTAAGAAAGTAGGTATCCCACAATCTGTGGGTAAAGAGTTCAACAATGCCGATAAAGGCAAAACTTTTAAACAAGGTGGCGATATGAAAAAGATGTCAATGGGTGGCTCTACTAAGGCTTCAGCAATGGGCAAAGTTGCAACAGCGGCTCCTAGCCGTGATGGTATGGCCACAAAAGGCAAAACCAAAGGCACTATGGTCAAGATGGCCGGCAATTCGATTGGTACTGGCAAGCCTGTCAATACCATGAAAAAAGGCGGAATGGCTAAGTGCTAAATCATGGCTGAATACAATGCCGGCGCAGGTCGGGGCAAACAGGGCGGCCCCACAGCTAAAGAACTAGCAGACTACGAGCGTAAGCAAGACGCTGATATTTACACTGCCGATAAAGGCAAGCCTCCACAGGATATTGACAGCAAGTCAGCTCCTATGAAGAAACTAGCTAAAGGTGGTTCAGCTTCCTCTCGCGGCGATGGTATTGCCACAAAAGGCAAAACTCGCGGTACTATGGTCACCATGAAAAATGGCGGGAGTTGCTAATATGTTAGCCAGTCGTGGTATGGGTGATATTCGCCCTTCTAAAATGCCTAAGGGCGTCAAGAAAGCCCGACGGGATGATACTGACTTCACTCAGTACAAAGAAGGTGGTAAGGTGAATGCTGCTGGTAATTACACAAAACCCGGTGTGCGCAAGCGTATCGTAAGTCAAGTAAAAGCCGCAGCAACGCAGGGTACTGGCGCAGGTCAGTGGTCAGCACGTAAAGCTCAGCTAGTTGCTAAGAAGTACAAGGCGGCTGGCGGGGGTTACCGAGATTGAAAGCGCCTCAAAAATCATTGAAGGATTGGGGCGACCAAAAATGGAGAACCAAAAGTGGTAAAAAATCTTCTGACACTGGTGAAAGATACCTTCCAAGCGCTGCGATTAAAAGTCTCAGCCCTGCTGAGTACGCTGCGACGACCAAAGCCAAGCGGGCAGGAAAAGCCGCCGGAAAACAATTCGTAGCCCAACCTAAAACAATTGCAAAGAAAACAGCAGGCTTTAGATAATGGCTTCTACCTCAGGACTCTCTACCTTTAACCTAGACTTCAACGAGATTGTTGAGGAAGCGTATGAGCGGGCGGGTCTTGAGGTTCGCACTGGCTATGAGTTTCGTACCGCACGTCGATCTTTCAACATGCTCACGATTGAATGGGCTAACCGTGGTATCAATTTATGGACTATTGAGCAAGGCCAATTTGTAATGAACACTGGGCAGGGCGTCTATGCTTTGCCTAGTACTACGATTGATCTGCTGGATCAAGTTATCCGTACACAGGCGACTACGCCTAACCAGATTGATATCAATATCAGCCGCATCTCTGAGTCAACGTACTCAACCCTGCCAAACAAGCTGGCTCAAGGTCGTCCTATTCAGGTGTGGATCAACCGCCAATCAAATCAAAGTTATCTGTCAAACGCAACTGTAGCTACAGCAATATTGTCAACAGATACAACTATCACTCTTAGTACCACTGTGGGACTACCAGCTACAGGATTTATCACAATTGATGCAGAAACAATCTACTACGCTAACGTCAGCGGTAATCAGTTACTTAATTGTTATCGCGGTCAGTTCAATGGCAGCACTAATACAACTGCCGCAGCTCATTCAGTAAGCGCAACTGTAACGGTCAATAACCTCACTTCTGTGAACGTGTGGCCTACGCCTAACTCTCCCGGCGATCAGTATGTGTTTGTGTACTGGCGTATGCGCCGCATGCAAGATGCTGGTAACGGCGTTAACGTGCAGGATATCCCTTTCCGGCTGATTCCATGCGTAGTGGCTGGTCTAGCCTATTATGTTGGTTCTAAGCGCCCTGACGTGCCTATGGAGCGCATTGTGATGCTTAAAGCTGCTTATGAAGAACAATGGATGTTAGCGTCGCAGGAAGACCGTGAAAAGGCTCCTGACCGCTACGTCCCAAGACAGTCGTTCTACAGGTGATGTATGCCTAGTAGATATTCCTCAGGTAAATATTCAATT